TCTATGGGTTCTATTTGGTGAAAGTGCAGGAATAGATATGTGTACTGCAACTAAAGTAAAGGTCAGCCCAAGAAAAACTATTTTAGAAATAAATTTTGTAGGAGCATCGGACGCAAGAGTTTTTAAAGATTTTAGAAAAATGTTAGAACAAGTTGAAAAATGGGCAAAAGATTTAGGTGCTACAGAAACAATGTTTTGCGGACGGAAAGGCTGGAAAAAGTTATTTCCAGAATTTCAAGAAAAATACACAGTTATGACAAAAGAATACGAGGCATAAAATGGGTGGCATTTTTAGCAGTAGTGATACTGAGACAGAAACAACAACAAAACCATTTCCAGCGCAAGAAAGGGCTTTAACTAGGCTATTTGAAAGGTCTGAGGATCTTTATCAGTTAGGCCCAGATCAGTTTTTTCCAGGTCAAACTCTTGCTGAAGAGTCGCCTGATACTTTAGCTGCAAGGACTATGGCAAGGGGTGCTATTGGAGGTCAGCAACAAATAGCCGATGCTAACCTATCTGCTCTTACTGGTATGCTTGATCCTACGTCTGCTGCTGGTAGAGCTGCAACACAGCCGTTTATTGATAGGCTTCAGCAACAAATTTTACCAAGCATAGGCAGCAGGGCAATACAGCAAGGCGCGTTTGGTGGCAGTAGACAAAGAATACAAGAACAGCAAGCAGGAGCTGCTGTAGCGGATGCGGCTACCCAAGCAATACTCAGAAATCAAGCCAATGCCATAAGATTAACTCCTAACGTACAAGCAGGCATGCTGACACCATCAAGGACATTAGATGCTCTTGGTCGCGCTACACAAGGTCGTGATCAAATGGAAATAGCAGATGCTATGAGAAGATTTCAGTTTGAACAGCAAGCACCTCAGACTGCTCTTGATAGGCTTGCAAGTCGTATTACAGGTGTAAATTTAGGTACTATACAGCAACAGCAACTTCCTGATCAGACAGCCAATCAGTTACTTAGCGCAGCAGGTTTAGG